GTTCCACCCTTTGGCGAACTCCTCTGTGCGCTTCCTGTATAGATCGCCGTCAACAGGATCGTAGAGGTCGTGTGTCAGTGCGTAGTGCTCGCCAATCTCAAAGTCACCATGGATGGTGTAGACCAGGAATTTAGTGCCGTCAGTTGGAGCCGTTTCAATCGGCTGCCAAGTGAGGCGCTGTTCAGTGGTCCGCTCGCTCATCTCAGGTCCCCCATGATCTCGATAAGGTCGTCTATGGCGTCCTGCTCGCTGCGCCCGCTGCCGACGTAGCAGTCGTCCTTTTCGTCGTAGTACGCGATCCAGTCGAAGTCTCGCTTTGGCATCGGCGTCGGGTCGTACCTCGTGATGATCTTCACTTGTCACTCCCGGACTGTGGTACCGCTGTTGTGTACGCCTTCATTTGATACAACCGTCCGTCTCAATCCATCTCGATCGTGATGCGCTTCGACACGTGCGACCACGCCGTGCCGCACCACTCGTCGAGCAACGCGCGGCAGTGTTCGTAGCGCGGGCGTAGGAAGCGCGGCCAGTTCGCTGCGGGAAGCTGGATGAGATCAGGCCACGCCTCACTGGCGCGCAGCAATTGCCAGACGCGTGGCGCACGACTCATGCAGAAGTCTTCAAACAGGGCGAGGCGCGCGAGGCGCGCCAAGTAGTGATGACCGCCGACGCGCACCGGCCAGTCTTCGCGCTGCGCGACGAGTGAGATGGACACCTTGAGATTATCGAAGAGGCACGGGTACACGCTATCATCGCCCGCGAACCGATAGGCGAACGCGCAGTAATAGCGCTCCTGAAGACCACCGCAGGCATGCGCGGCGTCCGCTGCAGTCCACTCTGGGATGCCACCGGGTACGTGGTCGAGATCAATGCCGAGAACTGCTGAGCGCGCCATGAGCTCATCGGGTCTCACTGTCTCATCGCATCCAGGTTGCGTTCGACATCTGACTTTGTCCTCCACACCCACCAGGGTGCGCCGCGTTCCACGCACCACCGCATGAAGCGGCGCTGCTGCGGAGTGTACTCGTGTTTCGCGCCCTCGCGTTCGCCCGTCTTGATCTCCACGGGCATCCATTTGCCGAGACGCGGGCACCAGCACCAGCCCTCCAGCGGGCCGACGCGCACGAAGTGCCCGCCGAGGTGAAGCGCGTGCTCGACGAGCTCGCCGTGATTGGCGTCGAGCTGCATTGGTTTCTGCCCGCGCGCGCTCGCGAGGAACTCCAAGTCTTTCTGAATGCGACGGCGAGGCGGATAACCCATTCACTCCTCCACGTTGATCACGAAATCACCCCACTGGATGACATCGCCTGCGCGCAGCAAGGAATGAGCGAGCTGGAACGGCTCGGCGAGCTGATACCCCCACACCCTAGACTGCAGCTGGACGTCGCACCACTCTGCGCTGCCGCCGCGCGAGACGATGACGAGCTCGACGTCGGCAGCCGTATAACTGCCCTGGCGGTTGGTCATGAAGTTGACGCGCGCCGAGGCGAGCGTCAGCCGCGTGTTGTCTAGCAGCCTGATATAGCCGACCGCGCGCCCCGTCACGATGGAGATGCCGAGCGCGCGGACGATGTCGCGTCTGTTGATCGCAATGCTGCGCATGGGATGCCAGCCCTCGGGCTCGAAGCAGCGGTTGCCGGTTGAACGCAGCGTGCTCACGCACTTATAGTCATGATGAATTGACCCCACCGGATCATATCGCCTGATTTGAGGTAGGGACTGGAGAGCTTCACGTCTTCGCCAATTTTGAAACCCCAGGCGCGCGTGCGTAGATGCAAGTAGCACCAGTCTGCAACGCCTGTGCCGAGCACGGGCGTCTCGAAGCACTCCGCCACGTACGTGCCATGCCTTGTGGCTATCAATTCAACTGGACTTAGTGCGAGCACCGTCGGAACCGGCCCTATGCCAACTATAGAGACAGTTGCGGGCACGCGACCGGTGACAATTGCAGCGCCGACTTCCTTAATGAATTGAGGACGCGTTATCTCGAAGCGGTTGGCGTCCATCACGCCGTCGATGCGCTTGTGAAAGCTGCGCGTCTCTTTCCACACATTCGCGGCGGCGTTGGTATCGAAGTTGTCTAACGTGAGAAGCCACGGCTCACCTAGCGGCTGCGGCTCAATGATCGACATTGAGTAGCTCCTGCTGCGCTGGCTCCTCAACCTGCAGACTGAGGTGCGCACCGACGCCCGCCGACGTTTTCAGCCACGCGCGCACGACGTACTCCTTGCCGCCGACGCGCAGCTTGCCGCGATGCGTAGCCTCTTCACGACTCTGCCGATCAGCGTTAGGGTACAGATAGCCGCAGTTGTCTATGTCGCGTGCCATGAGCTCATCGGGCTTCTTGTCAGGCACGCTTTTCTCTCGGGTAGAGATCGGGTCGCAGCACGTGTCGGCTGACGCCTGTGAGCGCTTCCACGCGCAATACTTTGTTCGCCGGGCACCCGCGATCGCGCCACGCTTCGACCGCCTGTCTGGAGACGCCCAGCTCTTTCGCGAGCCTACGGCTGCCCCCACCCTGTTTGATTGCACGACTGACTGGCGACATGGGCCGCGACTCTACGCCCGGCAACGTGAGGTTGCAATACCGTGACTCCGGCGTATGATGTGCAACCCCAAGTTGCGAGGATCACGTCATGGCAGAGCCACGCCTTTATCTCGTCAGAATCGACCAGCCCGCGACATTTCTGGTGCGCGCGTACTCACGCGGCGGCGCGCGCCGCTACGCCGCGCAGAAGGCTGTGACTGCGATAGCGCCAACCCAGGAGCAACTCATCGAGTGCGGCGTCCTGCAGATTCCAGTGATAGACGCGACGCTGCCGACAACGGATGACGACTCATGAGCACCGACGTCATCGTTCCGTTTTCACAAATCGAGCGCATGGCGGCGGCAGTCGCCAAGTCGGGTCTGTTCGGCATGAAGACGCCTGATCAGGCGCTCGCGCTCATGCTGCAGGCGCAGGCCGAGGGTTATCACCCCGCGCTCGCCGCGCGCGACTTTCACATCATTCAAGGCCGACCCGCGTTGAAAGCGGACACCATGCTCGCGCGCTTCCAGGCGGCTGGCGGTAAGGTTGAGTGGCTCGAATACACCGACAACAAGGTTGTCGGAAAATTCTCGCACCCACAGGCGGGGACCGTGACGGTCGACTGGGACATGGCACGCGCAGCGCGCGTCACCTACTACGACAAGGACTCGGGAAAGCAGGTGCCACTCACACAGAAGGACGTGTGGCGGCAGTACGGTCGCGCGATGCTTCGCGCTCGCGTCATTTCCGAGGGCGTGCGCACGTGTTTTCCTGGTGTTGCCGTGGGCGTGTACACCGTCGAAGAGGCACATGACATCTTGCCGGAAAAGGACGTCACGCCGGAGCGCCCGCGTCTCGCTGCGGCGGTCATGCAAGCCACGCGTGCAAAGTGGGAACATCTCGAAGGCTGGGTCGCCGTGATAAACGCGGCCCCCGATCTCAAGGAACTGCGCAAGGTATTCGGCGAAGCCTACGAGCAGGCGGTCGCCGCGCGCGACGGCGACGCCGTCTTGGAACTCAACGACGCATACGGTCAACGAAAACTGGCGCTAGAAGCGCCTCAGGAGAAGGTCACGTGAGTATCAGAGTTATCGAAGCTCTTGGCGTGCTCGGCAAGCAGGTATGCGATCCCGTCACGGCCATCGCGGGCACCGTAGTCTCAGTCAGCTTTGATCTGGACGGCTCGATTGGAGCACTCGTCACGCCCAAGGCTGGTGCGGACAACAAGTATCCGGAGCGCAACTGGATTCCAATTGAGCGCCTCGACATAGGCGGTCGAGTGGTGTCGCCACCAGAGTTCGAGATGTAGCGATGAGCTGCGTTGCCATCGGCATCTCGTGCTACGCGCTGGGCTTCGCCGTCGCCTCGCTGCTCGCCTTCATAGTATTTGGTAGGAGATCATGAAGCTCTACGTCATAGGTGGTAAGAGCGGGCCGATTAAAATTGGCATCTCACAGTCCCTCACCTTGAGACTGAAGCAGCTTCAGACCGCCAGTCCAGTTAGGCTCTCAGTGTTATTCGCGATTGATGTTCCCGACGAAGCAGCGAGACAAGTGGAGGGGCACATTCACTCGACCCTGCGGATGTGGCTAGTGAACGGCGAGTGGTTCTCGTGCTCGGCAGACATGGCGATTGAGGAGATCATTAATAGTACGAAGTCGGTACGACCTACGATGCAAGCGATGTGCGATTACTATAATGCTCTCATCGCACAAGGTGTGGAGCGTTGGGATGCCGTCGATCTGACGTACAGATGGGAGAGAGCAGCGACACATAAGGGCATTGGCAAATGAAGCTATACGAAATCACCAAGCAGTTTGCTGAACTCAACACGCTCGCCGAGCAGGACGATCTATCAGACGAGATGATCGCCGACACGCTAGAAGGATTGCGCGGCGACTTTACCAGCAAGTCGGTCTCAGTCGGCAAGCTCATCAAGAATCTGGAGGCAGACGCACAGGCGATCGACGAGGCTGCGGCGACCATGCTGAACAGGGCGCAGCGCGTACGCAATCGCGCGGATCGCGTGCGCGCGTACCTGCTCTTCAATATGCAATCGGCTAGCATCACGCGCATCGAGTCGCCGTGGTTCGTGCTCGCCGTGCGCAAGAATCCGGAAGCCGTAGTGATCATGGAGGGCGCGCAGATACCTGACGAGTACATGGTGCAGCCGCCAGCGCCGCCGCCGCACGCCGATAAGAAGAAGTTGAAAGAGGCACTTCACGCCGGGGTGCATATTGACCGCGTGTATCTCGACCAGGGCGAGCGCCTGGACATCAAGTTATGAGTGAGGCGCGGCGCGTAAGTCACTGCCGATCCTGCGGCGCGGATATAGTTTGGCTGCCTACGGCGTCAGGTAAGTCGATGCCTGTTGACGCGTCGACTGTCGACGACGAAGACGAGCACTACGAACACAGCAAACACGTGAGCCACTTCGCCACGTGCCCGAGTGCTGACTGGTGGAGAAAACCATGAGATTGCCGCAGCTATGAGCGACTGCATCATTCAGCTGGCGCTGATTTGTCTGTTCGACCCGGCGAACGTGTCGCTTACCGGGGAGGCTCTCTGGAAGGTGGACGGCGACTATGACTTCTATTACGCCGGGGAAGTATACGACGGCTGGCATGGCTCGCTGAAGTTGGCAGTTGACGTGCCGGTGACGCCGACCTTCACGATGCACTACGGCTTCGAGCATCGTAGTTACCTGAGTGCTGGCGATCGCGGATATGAAACCGCGAACGTTGGCTTCACATGGAGACCGTGGGCGCGACAATGAAATGGGCACGCATCAATCGCAATAGCTTGGCGCAGTTCATGAAGACACGTCTGCGCTACGTGCACGTGAGCGCGCCGCTTGTCATTGTGCAGGTCCCAGGCACGGCGATGTTTAGAACAGTCCCTAAACGCCCAGGTATCACGTACAGGCGAAGCGCGAAAGTATGGCCGACCCGATCGCCCGTGTGATTGAGCTCAACATGCGCCGCTTGCTGCGCGATGTGGCCCAACGCGCAGTCGTCATTCACCCCGCGTGGCTCGCGCGCGTCGGGGTGGGTGACGTCGTGGCATGGGCAACTGAGCGCGGTATGGTGCTCAGCACGAGGCGACAACTCAGCGGGAGGGCGATATGCGTAGCTCACAAAACACTTGGCGACTGATCACCGAAGAGGCAAGGCGCATGCTAGCCAAGGTCTTCGTGTTGCCGTTGTCGAAAGGGTTTCAGATTGGGCCGACTCAGGACGAGCAGGCGCGTGCGTGGCGGGAGTTTAAGGAAGAGTTGGGACGTGAAGCGGAGAGACGAGAGCGCGAGAAGAGAGCCATCAGCCGTGAGTGAGATACAAGCGTACCCGCTGGCATGGCCTGCCGGTTGGCGGCGTACTCCGGTTCATCGAAGAGTGCGCGCAAAGTTCGGCACTAAGGAGCGGCGCTACGGGTCGTCAAATAGTGACGGCACGCGCAGCACGTGGCGGGACTCGAAGCAACTGACCGTACCGCAGGCTTGTGATCGAGTGCTTAAGGAACTTCAGACGTTCGGTGCCAACGAGGCGAACGTGGTGATCTCCACCAACGTGCGTCCTACACTTTCCGGACTGCCGCGCGGCAACGAGCGGAGTCCTGATGACCCAGGCGTGGCGATCTACTGGATACGAAGAGGCGAGAAGCAGAGATGCATGGCTACCGACCGCTATGATCGCGTGGCAGACAATCTGGCGGCTCTAGCTGCGACGCTTTCCGCCATGCGAGCGATCGAGCGTCACGGCGGCGCAGAAATTCTCGACCGCGCGTTCACTGGCTTCCAAGCGCTGCCAGCGCCGGAGCAGTGGTGGCAGGTACTCGGTGTCGCCTACGGCGCGACGCACGAGGAGATCGAGCAGGCGTACAAGCGCCTCGCCATGGAGCATCACCCTGATCGTGGCGGCGATTCAGACAAGATGGCCCGCATCAATGCAGCGCGCGATCTAGCGCTGATGACGTGAGCTTCAATCAGCGTTGATCCACGCGGCGAGTGCGTGCTGATCAGCGCTGCATTTCGCGTACGCCACCATGTTTGCCACCCAGCAGCCCTGAATCAAGGCGAGTTGGTCTTCGAGTTCCAGATTGGCTGCCTCCTCGCGCACCTTGCAGGTGAGCGGGCACAACGCCATGGACTCAATCGGCTTCGCGCGGGACGGCGCGATCGGCGGCGCTGGCGGAGTCGTTGAACACGCTGAACACATCAGCACCGATGCGAGGATCAGGGCAAGTCTCTCCATTGGGCATCACCTTGTCGCGGTAGACGATTCGTGTGACCACGCGTGCCTGGACGTCGGCGAGCTCCATGGCTGCCGTATTGGCGCGCGTGGTGAGCGCAGCGCGTTCCTTTTCCCACATGCGCTGCTTGATGTCGTGGTCGACGATCGCGCGCTCCTGGGCCACGCGTGCGTCCTCTGTGGCGTCTTTCAGCGAGGCGTCCCAGCGCCAGCCCTGGACTTGCCATGCGAGAAAGCCGCCAGCGACGAGTGCGGCAGCGCCGACGATGACGTGTGATTGAAACGGAATGGGCATGGCTATCACCTATGACTTGGTTCCCAGGAGTTCTGCTTCGAGCTTCTCGATGATCTTCACGGTGAACGCGATCTCGTCGAGATCGTCAGGCGTCGGCTTGGCCTTGGAACGCAGGCGCTTCAGTTTCTCCCGGTAGAGTTCGAGCATGAGCGCGCGATCGCCTTGCTGTTGCTGCGCGGTCATCTGACCCGCCTCGGCGCGGTCGATGTAGAAGCGATCGACGCCCACCACGGCCAGCACAACGGTGACGCATACACTCGGCACGCCGAGAATCCATTTCCAATCCACGGACTATTTCCTCACGCAGGTGTCTAGCACCTTGCGCTCGCGGTCTCGCACCTCATCCTGACTAACGCACGGCGCCGCCGCTGCAACTGGCTCCACTCGCGTGGACGCGCCCTCTCCGGAAGGCGCGTTAGCATTTTCAGCCGCAACGCGCGGCGCCGCCGCCACACATTTCTCCACGCTCCCGTGAAACTTGATCGCGGAGTCGAGCATGCAGAGCAGCGCTCTGCCCGTATACGCATCGCCTGACAAGAAGAACTCGCGCGCGTCCATGCGCAGCGTGCACTGTGAGTCGAGCTTCGCGCTGCCACCGCTGACAGCGAAGCCGGGCACAGCAGCACCTCCGCTGATTCCCACGTAGCACGTCGCAGTCGTGTTTGCGTTAGGCGGGTAGACGTTCGCCACGTTCTTCAACGTGACGTGGTCTGGATGCGTGTCACTGACGACCACCGATGAGACGCTGTCACTAAGCGCGTCTGCGCTCGACGTCGATTGCGATGATGCCACTGCATGTGGATCGCTCGGCTTGTCGGTCGCGAAGACGAGACCAGGGAACACTATCAGTGCCAGTAGCAATTTCATGGTGCCGCCTTGCGTGATGACGTTGCTGTTCATTTGGCCGCGCAGGTACGTGGCGACCGCGATGAAGCCGAGGTGGAACTTCAGCGTGTCTTCGGGGATGAGTCCTGAAACGCTGGCGAGTGCGGCATCCATACCGATTGCGACTCCCAGCAGGCGCGTGCCGTGACTCTTCCAAACGCCCCACATCCACTTGAGTGGCTTCATCTGCGTCGCTCCTGTTCAAGTTTATCTAGACGGCGCAGCACGTTCTGCTGGCGTTCGTCTACGAGTGTCAGCTGCGTGTCTTGCCGTTGCATATCGTGAGTAATGCTCGACATCTGGTCGAGAAGAGCGCGGAGATAGATCACGGAGAGTCCGCCGAGCGCGCCAACGACAATTGCCCACGCCCAGAATGCAGTGGCGAGTCGCTGCGACATCTTGATCAGGGCCACTCGATCCTTGACTCCGTTTTCATCGAGTGCGTCAGGCACATCTGGCGTCAATTTCATACCTCGTGTCGCCACTGAAAGTGAGGAAACTCCTTGAACTTGATCCAGCGCCCAGCCCATTCGAGACCAGCGGCCTCGCCGAGTACGCCTACGCGCTGCCAGAGTTCCAGGTCATCGGTGTCGTCGTCGCTCGTGTCGTTGTCCATGCCATCGCCGCCCGTCGTCCACACCGGCTTCCCGTAGCGCAGCACGACGAGATCGTAGGCGAGTGACGCGGGCAGCTCGCCCAGCGTTTTATTGTGCATGCTCTCGCCAGGCTTCGCGTTAGTCACGCGCAATCCCATGCGGTGCTTGTCGCATGTGCCGAGCTCGTTCAACTTACCGCCGCACGAACATCGCTTGCCTGGGACCGTCCGCCCGACCGCGTACAGGTCTGCCTGCTCGGCGTTGCTCCGCCACGTGCACGTCACCAGCACTGACAAGCCGTTCGCCTGACACGCGTCGAGATGCGCGCGCGCCGCTGGCTGCATGACTGCGTGGAGATCGCCTAGCTTGGTGCTCGCCATTTTTATAGATCGCCTGATAGATACCAGTTGCCACCGCGAGCCTCAGCGTACGCGCGAGCGTAGCGCCCTGACACCGCGCGGTTGCCAGAGGTATTCGGTGGTGAGAGTAGCGAGCCGCTCGCTGCTGAGATCGTTAGAAGCCCAGTATTGACCTGGTGGAAGAACACTCGCGCGCCTTCCAGAGTGTGCGCTCCGTTTGGGATCGTGAGCGTGCCAGCTGAGGCTGAGTCATAGACAACCTCGTTCATCAGGTCGAAGAGAGAGAGCGTGGACGTGCCGGTGTAGGTGCGGCGGCGCTGCTGTCCGTTGTTGCCTGGAGTAGCGTCGAGCAGATCAATCTCGATCGTCCCGCCTGTGACGGCACCATTCATCAGTGCTTCGACAGAAATCCACGGCAGGTCCCCGCCACCATATCCTGATTGCGGCACGACGAGTGACACTGCCGCCATCTCCTGCCACTCGTCGACCGTGGCAGCGTTGAGCTCAGCGGTGAGGAGAGCGATGCCTCCCACCTGGGAGAATGCGTCGGTATTCGACCACGTTAGATTGGCAGCTGGCTCGCGAGCGTGTCGAATGAGCGTGGCGATGACCGCGCCCCCGGTTCCCGTGATGGTGCCCGTGCGACGCCATCGCATCGTAACCGTATATACCTCGCCATTGACCGCCTGCTGCGCGGGAATGCGGCGCGATACAAGCTGCTTCTGATTGCTGTCGCCAGTCATGCTGGCGCGTCCCGCAACGTTTCCGCCGGTCAGAGAGATCGACGGCGCTGAGCCACCATTGGTGAATGTGTACCAGTAGAATTGGTCAGTGGAGAACGAGAACTCGGCGTCTGGAGCGAGGCGCTTCTTCAGACTGTTGTCTGAATCGTCCGGTGAAGTCAGCCGCTCGACGCGTATGTAGTCGCACTGCTGCGTCCCATTGCCGCCGTTGTAATTCAGGATCAGCAGGGGGCGGAAGAACCGCACTCCGGTATACAGCGGCGTCGGCGCGTCGATATGCGGAGCAACGCCGAAGCCGCTGGTAGCGTGCCCTCGGAAGTAACCCACCGCCGTGACCCAGGTATCGAGCGCAACGCCACTCAGATCGAGTCCACGAATGCAATTGTAATGCTGGCTGGTAGGTGAGTCAGAGCCGGACTCGTTGATGTACGTGGTGCCGTTAGCCGCCACACCTGAGACACCCACCCAGCACAGCTGCGTGCCAGCGCCACCACTGCCGGCAGCGGTCCGACGCACGCGAGCCTCGATACGGTACAGCGTGTTTGCGTCATACGGCAGATTGGCTCGCGACTGAATCCAGAACTGGCCCCCAGCAGCCTGAATTACGCGACCACTGAACTCACCATCGGTGGGATAGGTAATTGTAAATCCCGAACCACTGATGAGCTCGTACGCGGACGCCCAATCCTGATGCTCGAAGGTATCGAGGAACACAGCCGATGGACTTTCAAGACTGATGCCTCCGACGCCAGACGTTGCACCTGACGGGAACCATTCAGAGACAACCGTCAAGTTGTTGAGCCCTACACGACGCACGCGACTCCAGAAGTAGCGCACGGACAGCGGCGGCACTTCGATCTTAAACTCGGCCTGCCTGCCTTCTCCGATCTTCACTGAGTTTGCGCGGTTGTTATCTATGCTCGCGAACACTTCGACGATGTCGAAGGTATCGAAGTCAGGCAACGTCACGCGGACTGCGATGAAGCCAGCGCCACCCGTCGCGACGAGCGCAGTTGGAGCTGGTGGCTTAGTGCTCGCGTCAGGAGTCGCGGTCTGCGGCGCTGGGATGTACTGAATGCGGTGCGCCGCATTCGACATATCCAGCGCGCTGATGTACGCCTCGTCGAGGTAGCCCGCGTATGGGCGCTGATCAAACGTCTGCTGCGGCTGATGGCGTTCACGCATGCCCATGGGGTTGCCTTGAATCGGCACCGTGCCTGTTGCTCCCGTGAACCTGCCGCCTACGTCTGGCAGGGACAGAGCGCCGCCGTCGAGCCCTATAAACAAACCGCCTGGGCAACCAGCGCCTCCGGAACCGGGGTAGGAATCCGCGAAGCTCAGAGACGTCGCCGCCGATGAGTTGCCAGACAAGTTGATCGAGCCACTCGCACCAAAGGATAGACCACGGCAAATGATGGCGATGCCGGCACCAGAGTCGGCCCCCGTGCCGCCATTCGCGGCGACACCGTTGGTGACGTTGATGACTTTCTCGCCTGGGCCACCAGACGTGCCGCGCAAATCGGAGGGCAGACCGACGAGCGTGTTGCCTACCACGCTTAGCTCTAGGAACGGGAAGCTCGCGTACTGTCCCTGCGTGAGCCGTGCGGGCCGCGTCTCCAGTAGAAACGGCGTCCCGCGTACGCTCGGCCACCACTTCACGCCGTCCATGCCGCGTGCGTTGCCGAGGAAGCCAGGCGTCCCCATGACGGCTGAATTGATGCTGGAGTTATCGGCGACGCCAGTCTTACCCCTTCCCACGCCATCGATGTCGCCGTTGACAGTGACGAAGCCGCGCACGCGAAGCTGCACGTTTAAGTTGCTCGTCAGGATCGTGCTCGATCCGATCTCAAGATCGCCAAGGTGATAGTAGATCGCCGCGCTGTTGTTTAGATCGGCATTGCCAGCCAGGTTGAACGTTCCCGGCTGAGTCACGTTTCCGATCATCGTCACGACAGTCGACAGTGCGACGCCTGAACTATTGTAGAAGGCGTCTGGCAGCGCTGTGGTGTTCGTCGTTGGAGACTCGACGCTCGCGCGCGCCGTGCTGCCGAAGAGTTCCAGCGTCACCCTGCCCGTGCGAAAGTTGCACGCCGTGTGCTGCACCTCGAAGGCTCGCTGAATGAACGTCAGACTTCCTGCGTAGTCGCGCACGCTAAGAAGCCTGAGCAGAACGATATCGCCTATCTCAATAGGGTTGAAGCTCGGCAGCGCTGAAATGGTTATGCGCTCTGGCGGCTCGGCGTAGCGATCGCGAAACGCGTCTAGACGTTTTCGGATGACGCTGTCTGTGTGCCGTGATCCGTGGACGCCTTTGAACGACATCACCTTGAGCTTCGACGCGCGGTGCGCTCCGACAGACTGCTGGTCGATGAAGGCCGAGCGTCGCTTAAACTCTTGGCCGTCCCAGCTCCAATCGACCACGAAGTTGTTGATCATGCCGTCGAGATCGTGCTGTAGCTCGCCGATCTCTGTGACTCTGTCGTCATCGATGGTGACGACATGAGCGGCGTCTGAGAGCACTTGGTTCATTCGCTTGAGGCCGATGTCGCCATCCGAGTAGATGACTTGATACACGCCGGTCGGTTGGAATATCTCGGACTCGAGGAATTTCTTCCCGTCGATCTTCTTGAGGTCTTGAAACCTGAGAATGAATCCAGCAGCGTCGTCCGCCGTTGTCCATAGATCGGTCATCGCGGCGAAGTCGGCGTCGCGCACCAGAGCGGCGTCGATGCCTAAGTTCCAATGCGATGGCAGGACGTTCGCGCTGCCGTAGAGTGTGCCGGTCATGACGGCTAACGCCATCTTCAGCGCTGGTAGCTCCAAGTAGATTACCTCCTCAACCTTCGGTCTGCGTTCTGCCTCGGCGGCTGGATCGACCTCGTGTGCTACTGCTTTCGTGTTCAGCGCGCCGCGCGTGCATCCCGTGAACGAGTCAGAGGTCGTTCCTGTTGCGCGAATGATCTCCTTGTCGATGCGAATGTAGAGCACTGTCGCACTCGGAGCATCCGACCAGCTCGTGCCGTGAACGATGGTTGAGAACCCCGTGGTGAGATACACCGGCACAGTTGTCGCCGTCGCCGTGATCGAGTCGCGCAGCGTCGTAGTCTTCGGCTCGAAGATATCCTTCTTCTGCTCGCGCGTGATGTCGTTGCACGACACGCGGTAGATGCCCTTGTCGTAGGACACCGACTTTATTACCTGCGTCTGGAATAGCACGAAGCCTGTGAAATCCAGACCCTCATATCCGACGAAAAAGCGCGCCGTGCGCAGACGCACTCCCTCGTTGTCGGTCTGCAGGTTGTTGCGGACGTAGTTGGTGAACGCGCTGTCCTTGTCGATCACCGCGAACGTAAGCGTGCCAATCTCCGATCGTCCCTCGTCTGGTCTGATGCGCTGCGAAATCGCGTCGGGCTCCTGCAGCACGCCATCGATGACGATGCCCGGCACGGACGTGATCCCCGTGTGGCTCGTCAGATAAAGTGATTCCGTCTCGTACTCGATGGACAGCACGAAGCGCGGAGACTTCGACGCCGCCTGATTCAGTACGGCGAACTGTCCTGGATCGATTCTCATGTTAGTTCGATCACCGTGATGCGCACTTGGAAGAGATCGAGCGCAGCACTGCCGACGCGCATGAATGGCGTCTCCGTGTAGCTCGTGTCTATGCGTTTCACCGCGATGGCCTGAGCAAACTGCCCGTAAATGTCGACGTTGAAACTCTCACCGCCATCCGTGGATTCGAGAAACTCACGCAAGACTGGCATGTCTTTGCCGCGCACGGGCGCGAAGACAAGCTGCCACGTGACGTCGCGACGGTGGTAGAGCACTTCCATGGCGCCACCGTTCGCCTGTACGACGTCCTTCTCCACCTTGGTGCTGCGCTCCGTGCCATCGTCGACGATGTCGATGTCGAGCGCGTACAACTCGTTCATCACGTGGCCCTGGGCTAGCCCGCGTTTTGCGACGTATTGAATGGTTGCCATTAGCGCGTCGTCACCGTCTGCTGCGCCTGCAGACTGTTGGGTCCAAAAATGATCACGTCGCGATCGTCTGTCGCTTCACGTATGGCGGCGAGCAACTCGTCGATGATGCGCTGGTCCCAGCCTACGTTGCCCGAGATGATGACTTGCACGGCGCGCTGAGACGTTGCGCCGAAGGCTGGCTGATCGCCGCTCTGCGTGAAGATTGGATTGTGCGGACTGCCGAGCGGCAGCCCGCCGCCCGCGCCTGACGTTACGTTGCGCGCCTCCTGAAAGCCGGTGGCGGCGATCAGTGCGGCGTTCGCAAACCCCCACGCCTTCACTGCTGCAGCGCGTGCCACAGCGGTGTAGGGATCGCCAGTCGTCAGCTGCAGGTTCGCGCCAGCGAGCGCATACATGATTGCCTGCGCAACCTGCTGGCCGCGATTGATTGCGATGAGCGCGATAGCCGCCGTCTTGCTGCGCACGGCGAGTGCTCGCAGCAGTCCCATTGCCGAGTTGAACGTGTTCTCACGCGCGTCCTGGGAGACTTGCTCAGCGGCTAGACTCGCCTCCATGCGCTGCGTTTCCGCTTCGATGCTGAGCGCGAGGCGCTTCTTCTGTTCCTCTGCAATGGTGTCCGTGATCTGCGCCTCAAGACTCTTCGTCAGTTCGAGCTTCGCCTCGAAGGCAAACTGCATCTGCGCGATCTCATCATTCAAGCGCTGAGCTGCAGCCTGCTCGGCGAGCAGGCGTGCGGATTCGATCTGCGCGTCAAGAGCAAGCTGCTGCTGCTTGCCTATCTCGTCTCGCGCCTTCTGTTCCGCGGCGTCCTTTGACTTCGAGATGCTCGTCTGTATGCGCTCGATCGCCTGAGCAATGCTCTCTATCCGGTCGAGTGCATTCTTGGCGCGCTCTAGGTTCTCCTCGAACGACGCTTTAAATGCTTCGCTGACATCACCGAAGGTGAGCGCCTGCAGCACGCGCGCGTTGGCAGCCGCGAGTCCGAAGAATGCCGCCTCTAGTGTTCGCGCACCGTTGGCGAGCGCCGCGAACACAGCCACGCCAGCGATGACTAGATTGTTGAGAGTGCTCTGCAGCTCCTCGGCACTGCTTCCGCCTTCCTTGATGCTCTCCACAAACGAGTCGATGAACGGCGCGACCGCGATGGCGATGCGCTGACCGAAGACGGTGGCGGAGTCGGCGAGATCATCCATTGAACGCCGCGCGCTCTCTATCTGCGCAACCTCGACGCGCGACAATGCCAGGCCGAGCGCCTCGACGTCACGCGTCGCCTGCTCGATCGCTGGCCTGCCCTCGCGAATCAAGTTGAACGCCTCTTGAGCGCTGCGTCCGAAGAGTCCCTGGGCGGCGGCGAACTGTGCGCTTCGACTGTTGAGCTGTCCGATCGCGTCGCTGTACCTGAGAAAGAGTTCGTCAGGGGAGAGTGTCTGCAGCTCGCGAATGTTGAGGCCGAGTTCCTGAATGAACTTGAGCGCGTCCCCGCGTCCCGCAGCGGCCTCGCCGAGGCGGCGCTGCGAATCAGTCAGCGTCTTGTTGAGCGCCTCCTGAGATATGCCTGCATCCTCTGCGGCTTCCTGAAATGCGCGTAACCGTTCAGTTGTTAGGCCGAGCTTGTCAGACATCTTTCCGAGTTCGTCGGCGAGCTGTGCAGCATTGCGAACGAAGTTGATGGCGAATCCCACGGAGAGAATGCCGCCGAGTGCGCGTGCCGCCGCTCCCAGTTGACTGAACCCGGACTCGACCTTCTTGAGTGAGTTCTGGAATTGGGTGAGCTGAGTCCGCGCGCGTGCTGCATCGACTGCGAAGTCAACAGTGACGGTGCCAGCGGAGACAACAGCCATTTAAGGTTTCTTCCTCGTGCGGTCGAGTTCGTCGCGCTCTGCGCGCTGACGCGGTGATAGTTTAGAGATTCGCTTGCGCAACGGAATGAAGTCAGACGGCTTTAATAGCTTGGTGTTTTTCGCGCGCGGGGCTAGGTTGGCAAGCGTCGCGCAAATCGTGTAGGCCCCCCATTGGTCCTGATCGTATCCGACTGGCTCGCGCTGCGTGAAAGCAATCCACTGCGTGAACTCAGCCGACGACATGCGCGTCTGCAGCTCATCAACCGTTGCCCCCATCCGTAAAGCGAGCCGGTGCCAGAGCACGAGCTCCGGATCGCTGTCTAGTTTTTTTCGGATTCCTGGGCGGCGTCCTTGCTCAGCCCTGACTTCTGCAGGACGAGCGCCGATGCCTTGCTGACGATCTCCGGGTCCCAGTCCATGACCACCAGTAGTGCCTCACCGTTCGCGTACACAGGCGTACCGTCTTCGTTCGACCAGCATGTCGCGACGAGCCGGTGCTCAGCTGTCGACGGGTCGAAGCCCGCCGCCTTGAACTGCGAGAAGTATTCCGAGCGCTCCTTCCCGGTGAGTCCGCGCAGGTGCAAGACGCCGACCGGCGTGTCGAGCGCTGCCGTAGAGCGCAGCGCCCTGAGCTTCTCGCCGATTTCCTGACCGCTCACGGTGTCACCGTGATCGCGCCGTCCACCGCCAGGGTGAACGCTGCAACGTGTTCCTTCGCATCGCCGGTGGCGTCGAAGGCTTCCTCATCCCACTTCGATACGAAGGCGACGAAGTCGAGCTGCCGCGCATTGGTGTCGGGATACGTCAGTCGCCAGTTGCGCTTCTGCCCGCCCGCCACCGTTGAGTCGTTGTAGATGTTCTGATGCGGCGTCAACGTCCAGTCTATTGCCAGCGAGCTGTCGACCAGGCGGTCGCCGAGCTTGCCGCCAACTGATCGTTTGGCCGTGTCGTTGAGAATGGAGAACGTGCCGACGCTGGTCTCGTTCGACGGCGGCTTGATGATCTCGACGAGTGGGACTTCTGTGAATGTATCGGCTCCCGGCGCGGGCAAAGGCGTTGCTGTGCTCGTGCCGATCCAGAGTTTTGCTCCAACGCTTTGCCCATAGTAGGCCATGGATCACTCCTCAGTAGAGATTGGGAAAGGTTACGCCGACGTGCCAAGCAGCACGACTTCGTATACCACCGACGTGCTGCCTGCATCGTTGGTGAACGTGAGTAAATCTGCCGTACCACCGGCTACGACGATGCCGACGGCATCGTTGCACGCGAGCAGGAAGAAGCCGCCGGGTCGTACGGCGAGTCCATCGCTCGCCGCTAGAAACAGCGGCACGCCATTCGCCGCCGGGCGAATCACGTTTACGTTGTTGATGTTCGCGGCAGACGCGACGACGAGAATCGCCTTCAGCCTGATAAAGTTCACCGCCGCAAAGGCACCGGTCAGTGCACCGTTGAAGTCGAGGTTTTCAGTCGCACTCGCCGTGAGCGTGCGCTGATCGCTGAACAAGAGATCGACTTGTCCGAGTCCCGTGCCGCTGGTGTAGACGAGCGCGCGCGCGATGTTCGTTGCCGACTCGCGCGTGGCGAGGTCAATCGCCGACGACTCCGTCGCCTGGAATACTACTTTAATTGAGCTTGAGAGTGGCATGTCGATTCCTCAGTTGAGCTTGTCTGGTGTTGCCTCAGTCGTCGAGTACGGAATCAGGTAGATCATGCGCATGACGCCTATCGGAACGTCAGCGTCGTCTAGCGTCTGCGTTGTCGTCGCTTGCAATTGCGTGGACAGTTGATGCTCGTCGAGCACGAAGTCTTGAGACATCGCGACCTCTATCTCCAGCGCGCAGGTGTCGAGCACGTCTTCGACCTCTGCGTCTTGGAGTGCGTGCACCTCGATGAATACGCTCACCTCGCGATGCAATCTGACAGGCGTCGCCAGGGTGAGGCTGGTGACTGTTTCCTCTGGCGTGTACACGCTGATGGACGGCAGCTTCTCCCGTGTCAGCGGGAAGGAGCGCGAGGGGAACACGTTGTCGCCAGTCGACGCCAGCCCGGTGAGCTTGGCGGCGACCAGTTTGCGAATACGGGCGCGGGCGTGTTGCAGTGCCATCTCAGCTCCGCATTATGATTCGGGACATGCCCGTGCCGTCCTGCGTAAGGTACTTCACCGTGTATCGCTCGCCTGCCGCGTTTGACATCACCGCGCCCTCCTCGATGCGACGCGAGACGACGTCCGACGTCCTGCACGTCAGCACGGGCTGCGTGAGCAGCACACCAGCCCTGGACGTGTTGAGATCGGACTGCAGCTCGACAGGTTGATTGTCGAAGATCGCCCAGAGTGATCCATTGGCTGTAGACCATTCGCTGCCGAAGGCGGTTAGATACCCCAGGCGATCCTCTTCGCTTTCGATCATCAGATGTATTTCTTCTTTCCGCGAAACGTCACGCCGACAACCGCTGGCCCAGTCGCGATTGTCCCGACGTACCGCAGAAACGGTTTTGTGATCCTGCCGAGTGGCACGAGAATCGTCTGCGTCAGCGGATCGTTCGCCGTGGTGACCTGCGGGAACGTCTGACCCGACAATGCGACTGGATTCGCCATGCCAGCGTCATCGCACTCCTGCAGCGCGCCATCAATCGTGCCCGCTGTCACCACGCCAACCGTCTGCGTGACTTCCAGAAAGCCTTCGTACGGCGTGATGTCGATTGCGGCGGCGCTCGTGGCAGCCGCAGTGTTGGCCGCTGCGTTGACTACGAGCAGCACCTCATAGGTTGCGCCTTCGTTGCTGAGTCCCATGTCACTTGCCTCCGCCTGCTGTCAGCGCTTCGGCGGTCTTCGTGGTCATCGGACCACGGCTCACCGCTGCTGACTCATCCACGTATTCCGCCTTGCCCATCGCCACGAGCTCGCGGGCGAAGCGGTCCTCCACGTCGAGAAGGTCTCCCTTCACTCTCGGCGTCTTGCCGATGAACACTCCTCGAACAAGTTTCACTTTCATGTCATGCGCTCCTCTTGGAAAAGGCGGGCGGCTCACAACCGCCCGCTGTTGTTGTCGATGATCTCTCAGGTTACGTTCGTCGACGCCGAGAACGCGCCCGGATACCTGAGACCGACGTCGCAGGTATACCAGCCACGAATCGAGGTGAGGCCGCGCGTGAAGTCCGAGAACGGATTCATCATGAGCTCCAGCACGCCCCACTCGGCCAGCACGATCGTCGGCCAGCTGCCGAAGATCATCGAGCCACTCGCGAGGTTGCCGGTCGCCAGCGCCGGATAACCCGTCGCTGCGTTCTGGCCGTCGATGACGCCTTCCTCCAGCCTGCCGATCCAGACCGGCGAGTAGGTGTTGGCCGCGATCATCGTCGCCTTCATGTCCGCTGCGATCACGAAGGTCGTGACATACGCAGCGCCACCCAGGCGCAGACCGTTCGCCGTTCCAACGTCACTCTGGAATTCCAGAATGCCGGGATACGCCAGCGACGTGCCGGTGACTGCACCGATGCCGGACGTGCCGATGATGCCCTGCGGCTGCGGGGCACCAGTGCCGCGCAGAATCGCCACGTCGATGCCCGTGCCAATGTCGTCAGCGATGCTGCGCATGACCAGCGCGTCGACGCTCGGGTCACTCTGCTGCACGAGCTGATGACTGATCTCCGTGAGTGCCGCGACGTTCTTCGGCACCAAGCTGAGCTGACCGATCGTCGGCTGGCTCTCAGTGATCTGCGTGTTCTCGTCGGCGAGCCAGAACACGTTCCCGCCTGCAGTCATGCGCGGGATGGTGACGTTGCCCTTGAGTCCGCTGAGTCGCGTCGCTCCCAGGCGCAGCGCAACGGAAGAGTTGCGCAAGAGATCGATGAACGATCCCGACAGATTGTCTGTACTCACCAGGAATTGCGATCCGCTGACACCAGCGACCGTCATGTCGCGAAGGCTCAGGCCGCGCTGCGGTGCCACCTGCGCATCGTATGGCACGAAAAAGGCGTGTTCGCCACGCGGCGTGTAGCCTCTCGACATGATCGCCTTGTGGGCTTCGAGTTCGAGTCCCGCCTTGGTCCACTCGCGACTCATCGACGCGCGCAATGCACGCGTGATCGAGTAGTGAGCGACCTCGTTGCGCGTCATGCCGAGCAGCGCGGGCGTCTGCGGCTGCAGCTTGCTGCGTTCCGCCATGATCCGCACGATCTCGTCGGAGACGTCCTCCGAGCTCATGCCGCGCGTGATGAAATTGGTGACGAATCTCTCGTCGAGCTGCGCTGCACGGCACTGATTGATGATCGCCGACTTGCGTCGTGCCTCCAGCTGTTCGCCAGTGAGATTCGGAAGTTCGGCGCTTGTGCCCGCCGGGGCGTTATCACCGTCAGCCATTTGACGCTCTCCAGTTGCGGCGGATCTCGCCGTGATTGAAACAGTTACACTTGAGTTGCCTGTCGCTGTGGCACCTTCCCTGCCCATGCCGACCTCAGGGTCAGCAGGAATGCCGACGAGGCTTCCCTCCAGCGGCTCCCAGTCGGTGACGCGGTAAGTGTCACCCGACTCGCTCTGCTTTTCCAGCACGAGTTCGTGAATTCTGTATCCGACACTCGTGTTGACGAGAATTCCGTCGTCGACATCGCGCAGCGCATCCTCCGCGCGCTCACTTCGTCCGAAGCGTGCCACCGCGCGCCCGTACTTATCCTTGTCGATCTTCGCCTTCGTGATCACGCCGACGATGTTTCTCTGATCGTGTCCGATGAGAAGCGGCGCGCGCCCGCTGGTGAGAAATGCCATGCGCACACTGCTTGGCTTGTGATCGAGAATCTCGAATCCGAACCAGCGCTCCACCGGGTTCTCGGATGAGAACGAGAATTCTCGCGTCCTGTTGTCTGCGTCAGTCATCGGCCGACTCCTTTGCGGGTCCCACCGTGTGCAGCACACAGTCGCGCTTCGCGAATTCCTCCGCGTGTCGCTTGTGGAATGCCTGCGCTTGTTCAAGCGTCACGCCCGCCAGGGTCATGCGTCTGCCGTTCGCAAACGTCAGCGTTCCCTTTTTCGCCGTGACGTCATAGTCGAGTTTGATGTCGCTCATTGCTTGCCCTCATGCGACCAAAAGTTCCAACACATCGTTGTCGTCATCACTCCAGTCCGTTTCTCCTCTCATGGCGCAGGTATCAGCAGATTCGCGCGCGCGGAGTGTGCCGTGAATCACGCTCAACCGCACCTTGGGCCGCTCAATCAGGAGCTCCCAGCGTCCGCCACCAAGTACGTCGGATACGCCGTCGTCGCCCAGAATTGCCGTCGTGTCTGAACTTTCGGTGGCGTCGAGGATGCCCTCGACCGGTGGAAGTTCCACGTCCCCCGAGAGTTCAGCGGCGTCCTCTAGCTCAGCTGCCGCCAGGCTGCCTGAGATGTCGACTGCTCCGATCAGCGCAGCGGAGTCCTGCGCTTCTTGCGCATCGAGTGCGCCTTCGACGACGACGTCCAGAACGTCGCCTGTCATCTCTGCTATGTCGGCACTTTCTGTCGAATCAAGCGCGCCGGACACTGCGACGCCGCCTGCAATCGCTGCGATGTCAGCGGTGTCCACCGCAGCGAGTGTGCCGCTGACCCACACCGTACCAGCAGCGGCGAGCGCGTCGACGGCTTCCGTCGCAGCGAGTGTGCCGCTCACCCATACGGTCCCGGTCGCCGCGCAGACGTCGACGGCTTCCGTCGCCGCCAGCGTGCCTGACACCCAGACCGTGCCGGTGGCAGCAGCGGTGTCCTGGGCTTCCGTCGCAGCGAGTGTGCCGCTGACCTCAGCCGCGCCAGTCTCCTCGAAAAAGTCGTCTGCTATGTCCTGCTTAACGCCGCCATTGAGTTGCTTGATCAGGGCGCCAGCGTCTAGCGTCCTGACTGCGCGCCGCCATACGTTAGCCATCGACGATGTCGATGAAGAGCGCCGGCAGTCCTGAAGATGTTCCCGACGGCACGTTGATCAGGAAGTAGAGCGCGGAGTCCGTGTAAATCTGCGGCAGTCCGGTCTTCAGAAAGTCGAGTGTCTCCCCCAAGCCTGCGATGGTCACTACGAGATCGCATAGGGGACGGAGCACCATGACGTTAAACGTGCCAGCAGAGGCGACGCTGCCCGTCACGTTGTTGATCTGCTGCACTCCGGTATCGCCTGCGGCGAGCGGCAATTGCCAGCAGCGGCCCACGGTGGGTGCGGCGCCGATGCCGACTGCGCCGGTTGAACTGGACGCGCCTCCCTGATCGTTGTACGTCACGTTGACGGCTTGGTTGCCAGTCGCCGTCGTTACCTGCTCCACCCAGATTTCCAGACCGTTGTAGACCGTGCCCGGCAGGCGCCCGGCGTATGAGGGCTGCGACGCCAGGTTGGTGTTGGCGTTGAACGCATACGCTCCGCATGCGAACAGCCTATCGAACAGCCTGAGACGCGACACCAGGCTGGAGGTGGACTGAACGCTCGACAGGTACTTCGTAGCCGATGCCGCAGTGATGACCGGATATCCAGCCGTGGCATCCGTGTGAACCAAACCGTTTGCCGTGTTGCCGATCGCGAGTGTGCCGGCACCGGGTGAGCCCGCGATGTCGAACAGCGAGAACCACGTTGCCGCAACCGTCGTGCGCGTGGTGGTCTTGAGTAGTTCTATCTTCTGCTTGTTGGCTGCTATCCAGCCATCGAGTGTTGTAATCGCCACGCCAGTTCTACCCGTGCGTGATCGTGCCGGCCGTGATCCGCACAGTCTGGCCGGTGGTGATGCTCACCGAGTCGAGCACAATGTTGGTTCCAGAGGTGCCGACGGTCAGACCGGTGACGACGTCCGCACTGTTGCTGTCCCTGATGCGTGCCTCCGCAGCAGTCCCCGTGCCACTCGCAGCCACGCTCAGCGGCACGCCGAGTAGCGTGAGCACACCTGATGCAATCGACGCCGACGGGTCAGCCAGCGCGATCGTGGCGAGCACCGCTCCCATTGCTGTCGTCCCGATCTGCAGCGAGCCCGCGCCAGCTCCCGCGTCGATGGCGTCGCGCACTGCGGTCATCCGAGTGTTCCTCAGCGCTGTCGGATAAATGACTGCCACTAGCGTCTCCTGCTGCGTTTCTTGGTGGTGACGATCTTCTCAATTCTGCCGTCGCCATCCCGTACCGGTTTTTGCTCAGTGACTTCGTACTCTGGCAGCTCGTTGATCACGGTGACCTCGGCTGGTGCTATGCGCACGTCAGGTGCGGCCACGTTCACTGTCGGCGCTGCGACATCGACTTGCACTGCCGCTGGCGAGACGGTCACGGGCGTCGGCGACACCTCAACATTGACTGCAGCGGGTGCCACGCGGATCGGCGTTGGTTGAACGTCGACGTGAATCGCTGGTGGCTGCATCGTTATCGGCGTCGGTTCGATTGTCACGTGTACATCGGGCGCCGCCGGGACTTCAACGCGCACGTCTGGCGATCTCACATCGTTCTGAACCGTCACGTTTGGCGCGGCTACGTGCACGATGGACGCTGGCACGTTAACCACGGTGGGCTCCAGGCGAATCGGATTCTCGATACGCACGGGAATCTTGATATCGGGTGGCGTCACATAGTTGTTGATGATCACGGAGCGCTCGGGCTTCTCATCATCGCTGGTCTTCGCGTCCTTCGCGTCATCCTTCGCGTCGTCGTCTTCATTGCTCGCGGGCTCCGCCTTCTTTTCAGCGGGCGCGTTCTTCGCGATGTACACGGCGGGCGACGTATCGAACACTAGGCCGCGTTTGTCCATCATCTCCAGCTCCGCCTTGCGCTCGTCGAGAATCTCCTCGATGTCGCGCCCCGCTGCCGTCTGCGCTATTACATCTGTCACCGTCGTCAGGCCGCCTGCGATCGCTTCCTTGTACGCTGCGACTTCCTTGGTTGGATCAATCCACGACCAGCCGCGCGGCTTGAACAACACTTGCTCGAACTTCGACGGCTCACTCCAGTATTGCTGGCTGTCAATCTCTGGGATGCTGCGCGCTAGCATGGCTTTTGCCAGCCACGCACGGTGCAGTTCCTCGCGGAAGCTCCGGATGAACCAGAGTTGCAATGCGCGCCACGCGTCGCGGTCGTCGAGCAGCGCGAGTCGAGAGCTGGAATAGTTCGTCTGCGAGTAGTCGCCCGATCCAGAAGCGTACGAGACTCCAATGCCAACGCAAATCTCACGAATCATGTAGCGCATGAAGGGGTCGAGCTGTGGATTCGGTGCGCTCGGCGCGCTGTCGATCCACTTCTCGCCTGGGCTCAGCTTGCCGATGATGCCAGGTTCCATGTCAAACAGCGGGTCACCGTTAGCGTCGGCGTCTTTCTCCTCCTGGGTCCGCGTGTCGAGATCGTCGACGTCTTGCGGCGTCTCGATGATGCCCATGCGGGTCGCCTGGGCACGCGCGCGAATCGCCTCAGCCTCGCTGTATCCCTCGATGTCTAGCAGGCGGCGAATCGCCGTATGCATCCACGGCTCGCCGCGCGTCTGTGGCCACCGCGTGATGATTCGCAGGTGGAAAATCTCTTCGGCTGGTACGCGGAACACGCGGTCGCTGTCGTGACCAACCCAGCGAATCTCGCCTGGGTGACGCTCGCGCAGCCAGTACGCGATCGGCTTGTAATAGCCGTTGAGCTCGACACCAAGACGAATAGTGGAGCCAGGCGACTGCGGACTGAGCGCCTGATAGTCGTCTGCGATGCGCTCGCCCTCGATGACTTCCAGCGTCAGCTGGCCGTCGGCGCGCGTGTGTTTGCGGATGATCACCTCGCCAGCGTCGAAAATCTCGAACATGGCGAGCCGCTCGATGTCGGCGAAGGTAAGAGATTCGCCGATGTGACAGGTATCCTTGCGTGTCCACCGTGCCCACGCAGCTTCAATGCCATCGTTCACGCGCTGATTGAGCGGGCCACGCATCGTGCCCACTTTTGCCTGCACGCCGATGCCCGGACCTATGACGTTGTTTACCACCAGGCCGCGCGCGCGTTTCGCATAACTCTGATCACGAATCAGCTGTCGCGAGCGCGAGCGCAGATTCAGAATGCTGGTAAGAAGTTCGGCATCCGCGCTAGTGTTGGAGCCGCCAGCACCAGGAAGCAGACGCGAGGAGCGCGCGCTGCTGTACACGCGGGAGGCGCGCGATCGTCTGGGCGCTGGCACCGTCACAATCTTCGTCTGCTGTGTGAGCGCCGTCTGTCCGAGCGGGGTTTCGTACCAGTTACGCACGGCCTAACCTCACTTTGATGTTGCGGATGTTGCGCCCACTGCCGCGCGCGTCTTCAGCGGCCACCAGAGACTTGAGGCGCGTTTCCCATTCGAGCAGCTCAAGCAATGGCGTGCGCTGGATCGATCGGCCTTCGATCGACATGGCGAGCTGATCGCTGGTCGCCCGATTCTTGATCGCAGCCTGCACGGCTTCTAGCAGCTGTCGCGTTGAACTGCGCGTGTCGCGGTTCCCAGGTGAGGCCGGGTTGACCTGAACCTGCAGCCAGAAACTCTCGACGCTCTCGACAACCGTGCCGTCGCTCACGCGCACGACGACGAGGTATCCGCCTGCGGCGATGCTCCCGCTTTCTGCCGCCGTCAGTGTGAAGGCATGCGCGTTGCCGTCTGCTGCCGCCGTGCTCGCAAATATTCCCTTGCTGCTCTCGCCGTACAGCGTCGCCGTCCACGTGGGAGCGGAGAAGTCGCCGTACTCGCGCGTCACGCGCACCGTGTCGCCAGCAATGATCGACCTGGGGAAAGCCGTCAACACCCCCATGCCAATTACCTCCTATTGATGAACGAAGAACGCCGCACGCGACTGCGTCTGCGCGGCGGCGGATCAATTTCCTGCGTCGCAGGTGGCGGCGGCGTTGTCGCGGTCGTCACCGTTTGCACAGCTGATTTGTGGCGTTGTCGATGCACACCGAGCGAATACGCCACCGCCACGTTGCCCGCTTCGCAGTCGAGGTAGTGATTCTCACGTCGCAGCCTTTCCCACTGCACCCTGCCACCGCGCGTGACAGTACGCGCCTCGGCGGTAATCTGTCGACAGTAATCCTCGCTCACGTCTATCGGAAGATGCCACCGTCGTTGCTTGGCGTCGCCGACATGCAGCTGTTGGTGCACGTATGACTTAAAGAAGTCGACGTCGAGATGCCAGAGCTGTAGTCCTCCCTTCACGACCTGCCCGCCGACCGTCACGTCGATGACGGCAGCGTTCAGCGGCTTCGCCTGCTTTTCGTGACCCTTGGTCGCGATCGCCCAGCCGCGATGCTTTCGGCAAAATTTATAGATTACGTTGTCCGGTCGCCGCCACTTCTCGCCGGGCCGATATCCGGAGTCGATGCCGACGCGTTTGATTCGCTTGCCCGAGTACTCGCGCGCGCGCAATTCCTCGAGCTGTTCCCAGACGTCGTCGTGATCTGTGTCTCCGATTAACTCGTCGTTCTCCAGCAGCCAGGATTCCATGTTCACGCCCCACCCGCGCACGGCGTAGACCAGTCGGCGCTTCTGCACGTCGACGAACGCCGTGACCCAGCGCACGCCGTCCGGCACTTCGCCGAGACGATACGGCGCGCAGCACGTCTTCACGTTCTCTACGGTCGGCGCTTCACGTCCCATTGAGTAGAGCTCGCCGAAACGTGTGTTGACGATCGCCCGGATGCGTTCAACGTCGCCGCTCAGCTGCGCCTCGACATAGGCTTGCGCGCGCTGCCCGAATGTTCGCCACGGCGAGCACAGTCCGCTCACCCAGAAAGATGCCGTGTCGTTGTCCTCGATCTCGCCGAGCACGACGCCGTCCGGCGTTGCGTGCTGTCCGGGTGCGATGTACACGCCGCGCGCATTCATGCGCTGCTTCTGCCGGTTCTCGATGTGCACTCCGCAGTGCAGACATATCACGCGTGCCGCGCGCTTCGCTTCTTGAGAGCTCGCGTTCTCCGGAATGAATAGCAGCTTGAGGCGTGGCACGAAGTACTCGTGACAATCTGGGCACGGCCACGCCCACTCATGCCGTGTGCCCGCCTGAAGAAGTCTCCACACCGGACTGATGACGTCGTCACTGCTGCCCGGCTTCCAGCGTTCGAGCCCGTAGTCATCCGTGTACGTCTCCACGCGACCCTCCGTCGGCGTGCTCGTCACGATGGAGAAGCCATCCGGATAACTTTCGAGTCGGCCCTCGGCAACGTCGAGGGGCGAGCCTTCCTTGCCGACGGTTGACTTCATGCGGTCGAGTTCGTCTACCTCGACGATCGCCGCGTCTTGGCTCGCGAGTTCCGTGGGAGAACCAGCCCAGCCGAAGCGCACCGTGACGCCGCAAATCTGCTTGTACGTCTTGCTCGACGCCTTGCCGCGCGCCAGCTGATCCCATAGCGTCGGCACGGCCTTGACCATTTTCACGAACCTGGGCTCGATCAGCTTCTCCACCATGGAGCGCGTCGGCCCTACGTAGAGAATCGGCACGGGATCGTCGTCGAGGCGCTGCCCCTGAATGTTAAGCAGTCCCTCCGTCTTTCCCGTTTGCGCCCCCATCACCGCCACCGTGCGCCGATACTTCCCGCTCGTCGCCGTCCGCACGATCTGCGTCATGTACGGCGTGCGATGACTCCGAAACGGTCCGGGCTCCGCGCTGCCCTTCGGCAGAATTCTCTTCTGGTCTGCCCACTGGTCCGGCGTGCGCGGCGCTGCCGCCACGTACCGCTTCCTGCTCGCGCGCAATGCCGTCGCTACGCTCGGCCAGCCGTTCGACAAGCTCGGAGAGCGTGACGCCGACGCTGTGGAATTCCTCTGCGAATCTTTCCCTGATTCGGTTGGCGTCGCTGATGCTTGCAAATTCATGTGCACACCGATTGGTGATCGTGCGATGCGCCTGGATCATCGCGAGTGGAATTTCGTTGATCAACTGAGTGACGCGCGCGACCTCGACGAGCTCGCCGCGCCGCAAGGCATTATCCAGTGCCGCCTTGTCCGCGCTCTCGCGTGTCGAGCGCACGCGCTCCGCTGTCAGCGATGTGACGCCGTCGCCATCCGTCACGCTGCGCCGCTGTAGTGCGGTCTGCAGGTAGCGGATATACCAGTGCATGCATTTCCCGAGATCGTAAACGCCGCGCGCGACTTGCGGCATGCCGTCGTTCGTGACGAGTTGGTTCACGCGTCGCGGCGTCAGGTTGAGCGCTGTCGCGACCTGATTCACGTCAACTTCGGCCATTTCAGCTGTATTCCTGCGGACTGCCGCCTAAGTGATTGAGGTGTCAGGCGATATAGATGCAACCTGACGTTGCTCCTGAACGCGCATTCCTAGATAATGTCAAGCGTGTCTAAGACACACCCCGCGCAAAAGCGCGAGGGGCCACCCAGTCAACACGAGGGTCACATGCACACGATCAAACCGTCTCAGCTCCGCGCGCTTCTCGCGCTCACCATTCCCGCTCGCGAGCCCGTGCTCGTGTCCGGGCCTCCCGGCGTCGGCAAGTCTGACATCGTCACGCAAGCGTGCCGCGATGCCGGTGCCGACGTCGTCATCATGCATCCCGTCGTCAGCGATCCGACAGACTTCAAAGGGCTGCCGTGGGTCACGAAAGGCGAGGCGAATTTTCTCCCCTTCGGCGAACTCCAGACGCTCATCAACGCCGATAAGCTGACCGCGTGCTTCCTTGACGATCTCGGGCAGGCTACGCCAGCCGTGCAAGCCGCCGCGATGCAACTCATCCTAGCGCGTCGCGTGAACGGGCACAGCGTCTCTTCTAACGTGGTGTTCATCGCAGCGACAAACCGTCGCAGCGATCGCGCCGGGGTCAGCGGCATCCTTGAGCCAGTCAAGAGCCGCTTTGCAACTCTGGTAGAACTCGCGCCCGATCTCAACGACTGGTCGTCGTGGGCGGCAGCCGCCGGGGTCGCACCTGAGGTTATCGCCTTTCTGCGTTTCCGTCCGCAGTTGCTCTCCGAGTTCAAGCCGACAGGCGACATGACGAACTCGCCGAGCCCGCGCACGTGGGCAGCGGTCTCGCGTGTGCTCGCGCTCAATCTGCCGCGCGAGCTGCAGCTGCCTGTCATTGAAGGCGCCGTAGGCGAAGGCGCAGCGGTCGAGTTCATTGCCTTCTTGCGCGTCTGGTCTCAGATGGTCTCGCCCGACGTCGTGTTGACAGCACCGGACACCGCGCCGATTCCAACTGAGACGTCCGCCATGTACGCGCTCTCCACAGCACTCGGGATGCGCGTCGCCGTTGCGTCAATGGGCCGGTACTGCCGTTATCTCGATCGACTCGTGACAGCGGGCAAAGCTGAGTTCGCAGCGGTCAGCATGCAGACAACGCTAGCGCGCGACCCGAAGCTCGCCAACTGTCCCGCGTACGTCAACGCGATGAGCGGTCCCCTTGGTCAGCTCTTCATCGGCGGAGGTGCGTCATGAACCTCAGCGACCGCGCAATGCTCGCCAGTCTGACGATCCGTCGCTGGCAGGCTACGTTGACCGATAAGAAAGTGACGCGTGACGTTGCGACTGCGCACTCCGTGAGCGCGCGCCGCGCTGGTCACTACCGCAAGCATGCCATCGACGTTGACGCCCCAGCGTTCAAGGCAGTCGGAGAAGCTGCCAGCGCGCTGCGCCACCGCCACTACGAGCTGACTCTACCCTGGGGTCAGGACGGGGCGCGCATTCTCACTGCCGCCATGTTCGAGACGTACTCGTCAGAGATGCGTCACCTGCGCGCGTCGTTTGACGTCGCAGTCAAGGCGTTCCTCGCTGAGTACCCGAGACTCCGCGAGTCAGCGCGCAAGGAACTCAACGGTCTGTTCAATGACACCGACTACCCGCGCCGCATCGAGGCGAAGTTCGGGATCGACCTGTCCATCATGCCGCTGCCAAACTCACAAGACTTTCGTGTGAGCCTAGCCGCAGACGTCACCGACGAGATCAAGAAAAACATCGACGACGAGCTCCAGAAGACGACAGCGATAGCGATGCGCGAGCCTTATGAGCGCCTCTACGCGCACATCGCCAGAATGGTCGAGCGTCTGGGCGACCCCAAGGGCATATTTCGTGACTCGCTGATCTCCGGGCTGGGCGAGCTGTGCTCGATTCTCCCCGGCCTCAACCTGACAGGCGATGCCGTGCTCGAAGACTTGCGTAAGCGTGCCGAAGCGATGATCGCCGGGGTCGACGTCGACCAGCTGCGACAGTCGCCGACCGTTCGCACGGCGGTCGCCAAGCGAGCACAGGAGATTCACGACGCCATGTCGGTCTTCATGACGCCGAGCGAAGGAGGTGACGCGTGAGCGCACATCTCAAACGCTTGAGCGCTGCGCGCACAGCGCTTGTTCTCGACCATCCATTCTTCGGCGCGCTCGCACTGCGCTTAACGCTTACTGAAACTGACAGCGTGACCAACACCATGGCGACAGACGGGCGCGCGATTTTCTACGCGCCCGCCTTCGTCGACACGCTTAACGATCAAGAGCTGGTCGCACTGCTCGCGCACGAGGTGATGCATCCCGCGATGCAGCACCACGCGCGTCGCCTGCACCGCGATGCGAAGCGCTGGAACGACGCCGCTGACTACGCAATCAATCCGGTGTTGACTGAGGCGGGGTTCGCAATACCCGCCGACGGATTGAATGACCCGCAATACGCTGGGCTCAGCGCCGAGCAGATATACGACCGGCTACCGCAGCCTGAGCCAGACGACAAAGGCGGGTCAGGGTCAGACGTCAGGGACACGCCGGGGGCCGTGCTGGACGCGCCTGGCGACGACGTCGCAGCAGACGCAGCTGATTGGCAGGTCGCAGTCAGCCAAGCGATGAGCGTTGCTCGCATGATGGGACGCCTGCCCGCGTCAATGGCCCGCGCAGTCGGCGAGATGACGCGCCCACGTGTCGACTGGCGGGCGCTGCTGCGCCGGTTCGTGCAGCAGTGTGCGAGCGCCGACTACTCGTGGAAGATGCCGAATCGTCGCTACCTTGCGAGCGGTCTGTACCTGCCAGAGCTTCGCTCCGATGCGATGCCTGCGCTCGTCGTCGCCGTCGACACGAGCGGGTCCATCGGCGAGACCGTGCTGAGCGCGTTCCACGCTGAAATCACATCTATCGTCGACGAGTGCGCGCCCGAGTCTGTGCACGTCGTCTACTGCGACGCCGAGGTGCAACGCGTCGACACGTTCGCGCGAGGCGAGCCAGTCGAGATGCACGCGTCAGGCGGTGGCGGGACAGACTTCTGTCCGGTCTTCGCGCACGTCGACGCCGAGCAGCTTCAACCCGCGTGCATCGTGTACTTGACCGATGGCTGCGGGACCTACCCTGAAGTCCCTAGCGACGTGCCGACGCTGTGGGTCATGACAACCGACTGCGTCGCGCCGTGGGGCGAGACCGTGAGGATCGACTCATGAAATACAACCTGTTCGTCGAAGTCGCCGCGCGTGCTCTCGTCGAGTACCCGCCGCTCGGCTTTGCAGAAGCCGAGCGCGCCGCGCGCAAGCTGTACTCCCGCTATGGTCGCAAGCGCGGCTTCCCCGCAATGCTCGAAGATGTGCGCCTCAACAAAGTGCGCCGCGTGTGGCTGAGCACGCATGACACGCGAGGCAATCCCAATGGCTGGGGTCGTCTCTTCTACGACGTCGCGTGGACAATTCTTCACCGCCGCCACCGTACAAGACCGATTGACGCGCAGCGCGAGGCATTGGAACGCGAGTTTAAATGCTACGCGCTGAGCAAGGGGTGGATCGCGGGCTCGCTCAAGCGAGCACCTTTCAAGAAGCCCACGCGCAGCGAGTCGCGCGCCAAGGCGCTCGTCCACAAGCGCGCGCTACTCGCGCGATGGAAGACGAAGCGCAAGCGCTCGGAGACCGCCATCAAAAAACTCAGCGCACAGATCAGACGACTGGAGGCGCTCGTCGATTCCCAAGGCGCTGTGCTCGCCGACGTCATTGCTGACATAGGAGGCGTGTCATGAACTCGTACATCGACATCTCCGCATTCTGCCCGCGCTGCGGCTGGCAGGGCGATGTGTGCGTAGACGCTGACGCTGAGCCGCCAGCACCACTCCCGACTTGCGAGTGCGGCAAGGCACGCGTGCAGCCCGACCCCGATGATGATCCCTGGGGGCCGTCATGACGCGCAAGGCACGCAACCGCATGCGCCTGTGCCACTGCGACGGCTGGTGGTTTCCACACCGTCGCGGCAGCCGGGCGTCGCACTGCACGACGCTACGAACTGGCACGCGAGGATGCAGACAATGAGCGCAAACCATGACTACACGATTGAGCACATGCACACGGCGATGTGTGCGTGGGAGTACGTGCTCGAACAGTTCAACGACCGCACCATTCACTTTCTCGCGAGCACGCGCCCGCGCAACGACTGGCAGAGCTATCAGGTCGCGCACGGCATGGCGAGTCTGCGCAGCTGCGTCGCTGCATGCGCTGAGCGCATCGAGGAGGCGTGGCTCGTTGTCGGCGAGCAGTATCCGTACTCCTTCGACTGGGACTTCGTCCCCGAGTGGATGGAAGAGCACCGCGATTACATCATCGGCGGGAAGCCGTGGCCGGAGTTCGATTCCGACGTCGCGCTGCACGCAGTCATGGTCCGCTTCTACAACGAGAAGGTGTCGCGATGAAAATAAAAGGGTTTGACTACCGCGTGCACAGTGAGCGCGAGCTCAGCGCTCGCGAGTGGCGCGACGAGCTGGAGATCATCATGCGCGCAGGCGGCAGGCGACGCGTGGAAAACGGCGAAACCTTCGCGCACGCCAAGGGCGGCGGTCTCGTCTTCGAGTGCTACGCCATCATCAACACACGAGGATCATCACATGCCTAAGCAACGCTATGCTTCACTCATCGGCCCGCTGTTCGGCACGTACTACCCGCTACCCGACGCGCTCGACGAAATGCAGTGCCGTATTGCGCTCAACTCGTCGCGCCTCGCGCGACTCTGGGCCAGCGTGTACACGCGCGCCGAAGTCGACAAGCAGATCGCCGAGTGGGGTGGCATCATCCTGCCCGACAGTCTCGCCGCACATCTCGACTACAATTACCACCTCGTCGAGAAGGCGCGACTCAACGACCATGCACACGGCTGACGATCTCCGCGCGTTGCTCATGCGCTGCGCACTCACGCAGCGCGGAGCCGCGCGTCGCCTGGAGATCGACGAGCGCAAGATGCGGCGCTACTGCAGCGGGGCGCTCGCCGTGCCCGAGACGGTATGGCTCGCCCTGCTGCAAGTCTCACAACGCACTGAGGGGAATCAATGACCACGCCAACTCACGCCATCACGATTCGCCAGCCCTGGCTGTGGGCGATCATGCACGGCGGCAAGTTCATCGAGAACAGGACCTGGGCCACCAGTTATCGCGGGCCCATCTACCTGCACGCCGCGCAGAATCTCGCCGACGCCTCGGCTACCGCAAAGTTCTCAGCGCTGCTCCGCGCGCACGACATGAACCCGCCGGACTTCGACTCACTGCCGCGCGGCGCGCTTCTCGCGACGGCGCGGCTCGTCGACGTCGTGCGCAACGGCGACAGCGTCTGGGCTGACCTCGACTGCTACCACTTCGTGCTCGCCGACGTCGTAGTGCTCGACGAGCCCATAGTCACGCGCGGCGCGCTCGGCCTCTGGCCCGTAAGGGGGCGACAGCGCAGCGAGCGGCTCGCCGCTCCCGGCAAGCACAGCGGCTCCTGCGGCTAGCGTGTCAACCGTGATGTAGCGCTCGCGCACGCTCAACCCGGCGCGCGCGAGAAACGCTTCCTTCTCGGCGCGCGTCGCGAAGACCACGACGAGGTAGGTCTCCGTGTCGTTGCGCGCCTGCACGCCAGCATTCTCCGCGCGTCGCGTCGCCCCGCGCTGCTTGGTGTCCTGCATCTGCGCGACCACGCCCTCGATTGTCTCCGGCACGTTGGCGAACAGCTTGCCGATCTCGTCGTCGTCGGGAAACAAGTTCTCGATGGTGATGGCGTCGAGCTCGGCGTGCGCGCTCTCCAGTTCACCACTCACGAGGAGATCGCGCAGCGTGTCGACGTCGAACTCCCCCTGTGCTGTCTCGTTGTTGAGCAGCACGATGACGGCAGCCTCTTGCTTGGCGTCGATGTCGACCCAGGAGACCTGCAGATCGTAGGCCGCGCCCGGCCCGCCGTTGCGCTCGTCAAGCCACGCGAGACGCTGGTGACCGCCGAGCACGTGCCCCGTTCTTCGGTTTGCGATGATCGGCTCCAGCAACCCGAAGCGGTCGAGTCCGCGCCCCAGTTTCTTGCGCGCCACCTCGCTCATTTGCCTGGGGTTGCGCGGGTGCGGCTTGATCGCCGCGCGCTTCACGAGTTCCACGCAGATCGGCTGATAGTCGGTAGGCTTCGGCATACGGGTACATCTCCACGAGCTTGGCGTAGTCGTCGGGGAATCTCTGCAGCAAGTAGTTGAGCGTGGCGGGATGAAAGTCTACGCCACCCTGCTCGCGGCGCCCGAATGTCGGCGGTCGCGTGATGCCATTCGCGCGCAGGTAGTTGAGCACATCCTGCCGACGCCAGTGCCCGATCGGGTACACGCGGCGCGCCTTCCAGTCCATCCGTGCGGTCTGACTGATGATCAACGCGCGGCTGCGCGAATCGTTGCGACGCCAGCCGTACGCGATCCACTCGACCCCGGTCTCCGCGCGGAAGCGCGCCTCCACGTCTGCCATGTCAACGCGCGGCACGCGGTCGAGCCCGCCCCAGTGCGGCTGCAACACGGCATGCTTGAAGACGCGCGACAGGTCGAAGTGCGGGTACATGCGCACGCCAATGCCGTAGCGCTTCTCGACGCGCGCACACAGCCTGCGGATCACTTCGAGCTCGGGCACGCGCCACAGGTAAAACGCGTCGACCCTGGTGAACTGCCGGCAGACGAGATCGAGCACGACGTGCGAATCCTTGCCCGCGCTGAACGCCACGCCTATGCGGTCGGTCTGCGCGCGGATGATGGCGAGCACCTCGCGAGCGCTGGCGATCATCCTCACGGCTCGCCGTCCTCGCGGGTCA